GACAGTACATTGGGAGAAAGTATTTTTGGTCGTTCAGAACCCCAAAAGGGAAGAAACGAAAGGTCAAGCAAGAGAGTGATTGGAAGCGGTATTATGGATCTTGTCCAGAATTAAAAGAGGATATAGAAAAGATTGGTAAAGATAAATTCAAGAGAGAAATTATATCTTTACACAAAACAAAAGGAAAAACAAACTTTGAAGAGACAAGACAGTTGTTTCTTAACAATGTTCTTACAGAATCTCTTAACGGAGAACCAGCATATTACAATAGTAATATTTTAAGTAGATATTTTAGAAAGGATTATTATGGAGACGATTGATTCATACTTCAGATATTGTGCGGAGATAAGTAAAAAATCACAAATTACAGAATACAACGAACATGTTCTTCATATTAAGAATGTTTTTAAGGATCCATATAGGATGCTTAAGTTTCAATCTTTAATTAGTAAGTGGGAATCTTGTCATAATGCTAAACCTGGAATTATGTCATTGAAACTTCCCTATTGGACTGGTGAAGTTATTGCAAAAGATATGATACCAGACTTACCACAACATGATGAGTATTTGAATGAGAGTGAGTTTTATTATTTTTACTATAATAATACTGGACTTGATTCTACTACAGATGACCTTAGAAGTAATAATTGTACATTACCACATACTGACCCAGGTTCAGATAGATCAATACCTAATATGATTGGTCTTATTAATTTGAATCAAAGAGATGTTTCTACTGGTTTTTGGGAATTTGATGGATGTCTGACAGAAGATACTGATGAAATTGCTGATGAATATAATGATTATTGCAATGATATAAATGAACATAATTTTGAAGAAAAAACTAATAGTACTTTGAAAAAATTATTTGATGTTTCTTATGGATTTAATGAGGCAATCTTTTATGACTCCAAAGCATTTCATCAACCAAATATAGATAAGTATTATACAAGAGAAAACCCACGTATCATGATGAGGTTGTCATATGTTCTTGACGAGGAGGAGGATGAGTGTTATGATGACTGAGTTGAAAGGGTACTATGGAAGAGCAAGTTATCGATTGCGTTTCGGATGTTATTGATTGGGCTAACCAACGCATAGTTTCGGAAGATATTGAGTGGGAGGATGCAGCAGCATTATCCTTAGAGTTTAAAGAGTGGTTAGAAGAAGATGAAATTGATCTCTTATACCTTGACAGACTTGACTAGATGATCTATAATTTAAGAGTTGAGAAATCAACTGCGGTAACTCCCTTGGTAGTTTAGAGTTAGCGGCGATAGGAACTACCATTTGGGCTCATAGTTAAGCGGATATAACCACCGCCTTCTAAGCGGTTATCCCAGGTTCGATTCCTGGTGAGCCTGTTGCCTTTCTTCTTTTATGGGTAAATATGATTTTGGTGGACAACCACCAGTAGCAGTCAATATACTGAGACTCATTAGTGAGTTGGAAGGTTCTTCTCAAATGCTTAAATATATGGGATTTGAAGAAGATATGAATGCTATCAATGAAATGAAGAAGAGATACTATAAACTCTACTTCAAAACCAATAAGGAAGAAAAGGCAAACAATCCTCTATAGCTCAGTTGGTAGAGCACGGAGATGTTAACTCTGTTGTCCCTGGTTCGAGTCCAGGTGGAGGAGTATGCGGGTTTAGTTTAGAGGTAAAACTGAAGGTTTCCAACCTTTCGTCAGGAGTTCGATTCTCCTAACCCGCTTCATAGTAACATTACTAAATACAATCATTGTTAATTTAATTTGACCATGATATCTGTACAATGCAAGATCTGTAGAACAGAATTGTCAAGTACGTCTAAAGATCAATGCTGTGGTTGTTCAAATCAAATGGTATTGAAAGACGACAAAGTAACTGCGGTTAACTTGGGTGATGTTTTGATAACAAAAAACAATAAAAGTATTAACAATCACATCTCGTTATCAAAATCAGACTTAGAATACCAGGAGAACCGTAGACGAAGAAAGGTTCGTAAACTTGATTTTGAGGTAAGGTAGTGAGTCCTATCTACTACACAACATATCTTGTCTTGTTAATTTTCCTTACACTTGTTGTAATTGGTGGTTACGAGTCTACAATGCGGTTAGTTCATTATCTTGATCTGCAACTTAGAATGGGATTCATTAGAATTCAAATGTTTTTTATGAGACGTAGATTGAAAAAGCAACTAATTAATTCTTTCCACAAAAAAAATGGAGGTAAAAATGCCAGAAACAAAAACTTGCCCTAAGTGTGGTTCTACTTGGGTCGATGGACAGCATTATTGGAGTGGCACTGGAGCACTAGGAAATGAAGATGATCTTGCGGGACTAGTCTGCAATAAGTTAGGAAACGATGACTGTATTAATCCAAAACGTGGTTCTGAAGAAGGAATTACTTGGAACGATAGGATGGATAGTCTAAATAAAAAGCAAAATGAATTGGATCAGTGATTATGCCTAGAAGTAAAATGCAGAAGAATGATCTTGAAGCAAAAGTTTATAAACTAAAGAATGAACTTTATGATGAAACTCGACAAGATAAAGATGGTGAATGGCATGATGGTGCTCATTATACTTTAAATAGAGTTTTAGACATTCTACAAGAATATAGTAATTAATGGATTCAGATCAGGAGAGGGAGTTTTATAAGTCTTTGAGGGAAAGAATTCATCAATTACGGATGGCTCATCTCTTTGAAGAACCTTGCCCACTCTATGAACCAGAGTGGGATGATGATCTTTGGGACTGTCGTCTTAGTTATGATTTCAATGACGATGATTTGACAGATGGTTAGGAAAGTCTTATAATTAGTATGTTCGGAATTTTTTGATAATAATGGAACCTAGTAATAAACATCAAGTTGCTGAAGATCCCTTCGTTTTTTATGAACAGATCATTCCTGATAAACTAGTAGATCTGATGGTAGAAGAACTACCAAAGTATGATGGATCATATGCAGAAGCAGAGATTGGAGATCGTCAAACTGGTGCATTGTTTGAAAATAAAAGAAACTCTAAAGTCTCTTGGATGTATGAAGATGACTGGGTTTCCTCTATGTTTGCACACTATTTCCATTTGGCAAACAAAGAGTATTGGGAGTATGATCTTAATTGCTTAGATGGTATTCAGATCACTCGATATGATGAAGGTGATCATTATACCTGGCATTCTGATTATGGAACTGCAGAAGATAATCGTTTTACCAGGAAACTAAGTGCAACTCTTCTAGTAACTGACCCTAGTGAGTATGAGGGTGGTGAACTAGAGTTCATTGACTATCATAATAATCTAGTTGTTGCACCTTCCACTAGAGGAACAATGATTGTGTTTGATTCACGTATTCCACATCGTGTTCGACCTGTGACTAAGGGAACTAGGATTTCTCTTGTAACGTGGATGCTTGGTCCTAAACTAGTGTAAGATGGTTAGATATATTTCTTTTAGTCCCTATTATTCTGGACTAGTGAACATTATAATGTCATATGAAATGTTTCTGGCAATAGCAGCAATTACTAAGAGGAAGGTTATTCTTCCTCCAGATTGTTGGATGCTCTTTTTGTCTAAGAGTCAGAAGAAAGAGGACTGGATTGATTTCTGGAAAATCTTTGATAAAGAAGTTCTTCTGGAAGAATTTGACTGCATTGAACATAGAGATGTTCCAGAGTTCCAAGGAAAACTTGGAAAGATGCAGGGAAAAGATTCATATACTAGGGATATTGGACGATGTGATTTAGATCTTTCTGAAATCATTTTTGATTCATCTACAGTTTCTGATGAGCATACTGTATTTGTGAATGAAGAAATTGATACTCAGGACTTTCATGATTTCTGTCATAATCGAACTGTGATGGAACTTGATTGTGACGAACAGTTTTTGCATTTTGAAAATAATCTGTTTGGTCATTACTGGTATCATGTTTATCCTGGTGGTGAAAATCTTAGGAATAAACTAAAGGATAAAGTGAATAGAGTTTTGAGATATAATGATAAATTTTATTTCTATGCAGATACGGTCCACCAAGAACTCGGACCATTCAATTCTATTCACGTCAGACGAAACGATTTCTTAGATGCAAGAGAGGATGAGATTCAATGTGTAAATGCTCCTGAGAAGATTCTGGAGATGGTAGATAGACTTCCATTCTATGATAAGTCTTTACCTCTTTATATTGCTACTGACGAGCAAGATAGATCATTTTTTGATTTGCTTGGGGAAAAGTATGATATTCATTTCTATGAAGATTTTGATTATAAGTTTGGTGATGACTTTGAGGAAGATGATCTTCATATTGCGGTATTGGAACAAACAATATGTTCACAGTCTGAGAACTTCTTTGGAACTTATCTATCAACATTCTCGAAAAGAATTAATATTATGAGAGGTCTTGAGAATAGACAAGCAGAAGATCATTTGGGTATTAATCATCTACCAGAAGAACCAGATGAGAACTTAGTAGATGTGTTTCCTTGGAGAAAGATGTCTGATAATACTTGGCAATGGAATTCATCATCACACTTGCAGTGGATGCATGAAGAGAATGGTAAATTGGTTGAACTATGAGAGATGTTTTACAACCCATATTCAATGATGTCCCTTTCAAGAAAGTAAAGGTTCCCGATAATCTTTATTCGTTTATGATGGATGAATACAAGAATCTAGTCTTTGATATTAAAGATCAAGACATTACTTATGATAGGAACTATAGAACTTATACGAGTGGTGGAATCTCAATAAAAGGTTCTAGGACACCCTTCTGCTTAAAGACTGAGATATCTCAGGAATTGTATGATATGTGTTATGAAGAGATTACTCCAATGATTGAGGAGTGGTCTGGTCAAGAGTTGGAGATGACATGGGCATACGGGATTAGGAACTATGTTCGGGATTCCATACTACATCTTCATAGAGACCGAATTGAAACTCATATAATTAGTTGTATAATTTATGTTGACCAACAATCTGAAGAGAATTGGGCATTAGATTTTTTTGATCACGAACACAATCATCATAAAGTTCTTTTTGAACCTGGTGATATGCTCTTTTACGAAAGTCTATGTTTGCATGGGAGAATTGATCCTTTACAAGGAGATTATTACAGAAACATGTACTTCCATTGGAAGCCAATTGATTGGTGGTACGACGACTTACACGACCTTAGGACTGACTTTAGAGATGCAACAGAATTTAGAAATTATTACGGAAAAGAATATCTCTACGGCAGAGAAGAAAGAATCATTCCCAGAACTCTCTGAACCACCTGACGAACTGTCACAGGAAGAGGATGATGAAGAGTACATTAAGTGGTATACTAATCATGATCAAGCATCGTGATGCCACTGCTTCCTTAGCAATCTGGTGAATGCAGCAAACTCATAATTTGCCTAAGGTGAGTTCGATCCTCACAGGAAGCATTGGGATTGACTTTCAGTCCCAAATCTGATAAACTACTGGAGTAATTACACAAGACAATGACTATCACTGCTAAGTTCAAGAAGGATCTCAATACCCTTCGTTCTGCTGCAAACGGTGAAATTCTTCTAGACGTGAAGAATCCAAAACTTTTTAAAAAAGTACGTCGTTACTATGAGAACACTGGTGTTGTATTCTCTGGTGATCCACTTGATGATTATGATATCTTGATGGAATGGATTGCTAGTGATCTTGAAACCACAGAGGTTGTTTGATGAAAGTTCTATTAGAACGTTTCCCCTATCGTTATGTTGAGTGTGGAACTCTTGAAAATGGGTTCCCAGATTACCGCATTCAAAAGGCGCATCACTACACTAAGAGGTATAGTGACATGTATCTCCTTGATAATCAGATGCAACTATTGACTGTTATTGATGACTTTGAATACACCAAATGGTTAGATCCTGAAGGTGTACCTTGTTATATCAAAGACTCGGTAGGTCGTTAAACTAGCCCTGGTCGGAGTATTATTTCAAATAAAATATGTTTAACCTAGGTATTCATGGTTCTCACAATGCAACACTTGTATTGTCTTATGAAGATGAAGTTTTAGAAGTAGTAGAACTTGAGAGATTTATCTCTCATAAAAATGCTGCTCTATATTTTTATGAGAATCCTCCTCATGCAATTAGTTTTGTAAGGGAGATTGGTGAATACTTTAAAAGGAAATATAATTTTGACAGGTATGATGTAGTTTGTATTAACTCTATGCCTGAAGAGAAGTTTCCTTGGAAAGATGTATTTGGTGATGCCGATATTGAGTATTGTGATCATCATGTTGCTCATACCTGTTCTGCCTTCTATCAATCACCATATAATCAAGCATTAGTTGTTTCTTTTGATGGTGGTTCTGATGAGGGTTTCTTTAATGTATATACCATTGAGAGAGGTGAAGACCCAGTAAAGTTGTATTCTGGTAAGAAAGATTATGCTGTCTCTTATATGGCAGCTGGTCATTTTGTTCCTGCCATTCGCAACGAAGAAGATATTTACAAAGGTAATCTAGTTTATCCTGGTAAATTGATGGGTTATGTTGGATATGGTGAATATCGTGATGATATTGCTAATAAGTTGATTCAATTTTATGAATCAAATACTTATGACGATGTTCCAGATGCTGTCTGTAGATTTGTACAAAAGTTTGGACTAGAAGACTGGTCTGAACAATTCGGACTACAGGATGCACAAGATATTGCAACAACTAATCAAATTGTATTTGAGAAGTTGTTCAGAGAAGAGATACAACCATTTCTAGATCAGTATCCAGATTTACCTTTGGTTTTGACTGGTGGTTGTGCTCTTAATATCATTAACAATACGAATCTAGCAAGAGAACGTGAAGTTTTCATTCCACCAAATCCTAGTGATTGTGGCATTGCATTAGGTGCGTTGCTATACATCATTAAACCAGAACGTCAGATTGATATCACTTATTCGGGATCACCTGTGTGGGATCGAATGGAGATTGGTAGATATCTACGTGAAAGAGAGAATTGTCAAGAGATTTCTGCAAAAGAAGTTGCAAAGATTATTCACGATGGTGGTATTGTTGGTGTAGTTCGTGGTGGATCTGAGCATGGTCCTAGAGCACTCGGGAATAGAAGTCTCTTATGTGATGCAACTAATCCCGATATGAAAGACATTATGAATCTTAAGGTGAAGAATCGAGAATCGTTTAGACCTTTTTCTCCAATTGTAAGACTTGAAGATTTAACCAAGTATTTTGATTGGGAAAAGGAGTCTAGACATATGTCCTTTTCACCAGAAGTGAGACCAGAGTATCGTAAATTACTATCTTCTGTTACTCATGTAGACGGAACTGCAAGAGTTCAAACAGTTACTAGAACCCAGAATGAATATATCTACCAGATTCTAGGTGAACTAGACACTATGTCTGGTCATGGAGTTCTACTCAATACTTCTTTTAATGTAGCAGGTAAACCAATCTTGAATACATATAAGGAAGCATTTGAAGTTCTCGATGCAAAACCCATAACTGGGTTAGTCCTAGAAGATTACTATTTTCCAAAATGAATCATATAGATAAACCGTGGGGTTGGTATAAAGATCTTGAAAGACATCATAATGTGGTGATTAAAAAGATTTATGTTAAACCTTTTAAGAGAATTTCTCTTCAAAAACATGCTTATAGAGATGAGTTTTGGTATATTCTTTCTGGTTCTGGGGAGGTAATTGTTGGTAATGAAAATTTACCAGCAAATCCAGGTGTATCTTTTATTATTGGTAGAGGTGAAATTCA